AGCCGTTTTCCGCTGCACGGCGACAGAACCAAACGTCCTCACCAATATAGTCTTCAGCAGCAGGAACCCACGGAATTGCAAACCACGGATATTCCATTGCTTTGTAGACCTCTGCCTTGACGAGCATTACGCCCATACCGCAGTAATCTACTTCAACCAACCCTGTTGAATCCTCTTCAGTATAGACCCGATTGATCACCGTTGCATCTTCTCCAGGCTGGTTCTTGCGAACCGCAATCGGCTCTGTAGGGAATCGACGCTTGGCATAGTTTGCACAAACAATTCCTTTATCTCGTGCCAATAACCTAGATAACACATCCTTTGGAAAACGCATATCGCTGTCCAGCCAAAGGGTATGAGTGCATCCGGCTTTTACCGCATCTCTTGCCAAATCCTGCCGCTGGGAAGACAGGAGAGTGCCTGAGCTGGTGTAGATCACGATTTTGTCTTGGGTCGTTCCTACATGGTAGCCAACCAATCTGGCTAGGTCGTAGGCAAAACCTGAGTTAACAAAGTCTCGTGTCGGGATTACTACTGCGATGATGTTCATACTTCTCCTGGTCGGGTTCTAAAAAGTCTGTTGTCGGGATCGTTGAGCCATTTCTTCAAGAAGGCTTGGTCGTCAAGTTTCCCTTCAGATTTCCACTTCATAAACAATTCCATCGGGATGGATGCTACGAGGTGCATATCGCCTTTCCAATTGGCTCGTTCATCGACTGCGTTGAACATGGCCTTATTGGTTTCGACGAGATTGGATGTGTCAAAGATAGTCTCAATGACAGCTTCATCCTTGTCGGCATCGTAATGCCAAATCTTTTTAGTTCCAGTTACAGGGTCGAAGTCAAAAAGTTTGCTTGTCATGTAAAAAAGGGGAGGATTTCTCCTCCCCCTTCCTTAGTCCAATTACGATTGGATTGTGCTGTTGAGGTCGTACACAGCGCCGTGTGCCTTCTCGTTCTGGATCTTAAGACCCCACTCAACCAAGAGCATACGCTTCTCAGCGTCACCAGTCTTGGCAAGTTCAACGGTTTGGAACGGACGCAGGTAAGCGATGCTTGCGTACTCGGGATCAAGCACGAACACATCACGCTCACGCTGGAAGCGGTTGGGCACGATGCTCACATTGCCGAAGTCAGACACGTAGATGTCGGCTGCGCCAATGATCGTCGAGGGACGAGCACCAGTCACATTGAAACGAGTTGCACCAATCCCAGCCATCTTGGACAGGTTCTGCTTGTTAACAGGACCAGCCATCACGATGGAGGGGTTGCCGCCTTCAGTCCACACCTTCTGGATAACATCCTTGAGGAGGGTTTCGCTGAAAGAGCGCAGGTTGGTGGTCGTCGCATCAGTACGAGCGGCGTTGGGAACAGTGGTGTAGGACGGATCGCCACCACCAGTACCTTCGTTGGTGTTGGTCTTCAGGAAGGCCAACAGAGCACCAGTCTTACGGGCGGTGGAAGTGTCACCAGCGGCAGCGGCTTGGTTAGCCAAGCAGGTGGTTTCCATGTCACGCTTGATCTCAGCCGACTTCTTAGCCATTTGATAGGCCAGTTCAGAACGGCGACCAGCCTTGTCAACAGACTCCAGAGTGCCAGAGATGATCACATCTTTGCGGCTGATCTGGGTGTAGTTGCCAAGACGCACGGTGGCGGTAGCGGCGGTGAACGAGGTGATGTCGTCGCCTTCGATCTGTGCGTTGGTGGTAACAGCAGAGGCAAGTTCGTCAGTTTGCCACTCAAAGAAAGTGTTCTTGACGTTTTCACGACCCACGTTGGACATGAAAGGAGTCTCTTCAGGGCTGATCTGATAGATCACATTGGAGAGATCCTCACGAATGCCTTTGGCATCGTAACGGGTATAGGTGTTGGTTACTGCGGACATGATGTTTCCTTACAAAAACTTGTCAAAAAGGGCGGCAGCATCTTTGACGCTACCAGACTGTGCAAGACGCTTTTTTGCGGTATTTTGACTCTGTGTTTTCGAGTTCATGCTGCCAGCAGAACCAGGAGCGACTAGCTTTGGTGCTTTCTTGATCTTGGCTGTCATCTCGGGCTTCTTGCTCATCAATTGGTCGAATTTCCACGCCTTATACAGCGCAACGACCGCACGAGAGTCAGTAATCCCATTCAGCTCAGTCTCATTAAAGCCTAGCTTTTTGCCGTACTCAAGCAAATCAGCACGTTCTTTTTTGGCTTTCTCGGAGTCCTTCCAGTCTGGGATTGCATCCTTCAACTTGACGACTTCTTCAGCCAAAACAGCCCGAATCTGCTTTTCTTGTTCTGCCTGTTGCAGAGCAGTAAGCCTTGCCTGTTCCTGAATGATGGCCTGTTGTTGCTGTTGACGGCGTTGGTAGTGCGTCCATTGACGGGCGTACTCCACGGGGTCTTCAGCTTCCAACTTGTCCCAGTCAGGCTCGGCAGGACTAAATTCCTGCAACTTCTGCTGTAACTGTCCCAACACTTGAGCGTATTGTTCCCGCTCTGCTCGTACTTGCTCAAACTCCGACTCTACCTGGCGGCGCTCTTCTGCGAGTTTTTGCGTTTTCCGAGTGTAGTCAGCTTCTCGTTGGTAGCCACGGACAAGTTCATCCTTCGTGACTTCGAATTCTTTACCATCGACTTTGACGGTAAATTTCTCATCACGAGGAGCCTCTTCCTCAGCTTCCTCCTCCTCGCCTTCTACGGATTCCTCAGATTCTTCTTCAGACTCGTCTTGCAATTCGTCTGTCGCTTCCTCTTGAGGTTCGGTTTCGGATTGCTCCTCAACCTCTTCTTGCGCCTCTGCACCTGTGTCAACGCCTTCTTGAGCGTCTAGCAAGGAAGCAAAGTTCTGCGCTGCTTCATTCACTGAAATTGAACCGACTGCTTGCGCTTGATCGGACATAAATAAACTCCTGAGTTAACAATCAAACCTGTTTCGGTGGACGACCACGGCGGCGAATTGCTACTTCAGCCATTACGCCGGTATCATAAACCGCTCTCAACTTGGTCTTCAAGACATCAACCGTCTTCAAGAGCAAATACGCTTTTTCACGAACCTCTGTCTCAAGCAAAGAGGATGCCCTGATTTCTCGCTGGCAGTCCTCTTCAATCTTTCGGAACATCTCGTTGAGAAGTTCGCTTTCGAGTAGCTGTTTTGCTTGCTGTCCTCGTTGATAGTTCAGTTCAGTTTCGTCCATCTCACATCACAGGTTGTTGCTGTCCAGTAAGTGCGCTTACGGCGGCTTGCTGGAGTGCAGCTTGTTGCCTTACGGCTTCACGGTCCAAATTCATTGCCGCATTGATTTCGGCGTTTTGAATTTGTACCCCATATTTCAATTCTAGTTCATATCTACGCAGAATTCCATCCTGCTCGATACGGTCACGCTCACGGTCATCAGAGCGAAGCATCTTCTCCCGATCCAGCTCCAGCTCTGCGGCCTTCTTCTGGATGTCTGCCTTGATAGATTCAGCCTGAACCATTGCCAAAACCTCTTCAGGACTCGGCTTAGGATCTTGTTGCGGAATCTCGTAATCCATCGGCAACTGATTAAAGTAATTTGCGGAATCTTTAATACCAGCCAGCTCCAGCATCTTTGTCAGCGTGTTGGTATATTGTCCCAAGGTTACGATTGGGTTGTTAGGGCCGACTGTTTGCAGGATTTGCTCTTGGCGTTGTGCGACCTGAGCCAATACTCCGATTCGGTCTTCCAAAGTTCCATCTCCAACGCCCACATTGGCAACCACATCCATGTTGGTATCCCAAGAGCGGGGGTCAATCGGGACGAATTTGTTACGCAGGCGAATGACTCGCTCACGGTCTTGGTTCTCCACCACGAGCTTCAAGATGCCACGGAAGAGCTTTCTCATGCCAGTCTCAGCAAAGATACGGGCAATCATCTCGATGTGCTGATGAGCGGCATTGACGGTGGCAGAAACAGCCGCTTTTGTAGTGCTTTGCAGGGCATCAGCATCCAAGCCAGCCGCCGCCTTGGAAATACCAGTGCGGTTCTGCTTCACATCATCCATGTACTCCAGCATCGGGAAGGCTTCTCTGCCAACAAAAGGAGTGGTAAACGGCTGGACCATACCAGGCGCTCTCATGCGAATAACCGCACCAACCTCGGTATTCAGAACATCCTCAAGATTGGCCTGCCCCTCAACCACAGCGGTGCGGGGGTGGATTGATTGAGCCAAGCTGTCCAACATCCCGCGCTGAATGTTCGACTTGATGTACTGAACATCCATCGTCACATCAGCAGGGCACATACCAAAGAAGGTGTGCGGCTCAGGATCTGGGCAGAAGTCAGCAAACTGCCGTTCATCAACCACGGTATTGGAAACTACTTTGTACGAGTTCCCGATAGTGCAGATTTTGCGGAGTTCAGCAATACCATCACCATCAAAGTCAACCTTAAGGTAGCCTTCAACATATAGCACGTGCTGAGTTGCAGGATCACTGTTAGCAGCTCCACGAACCACCGCAAACGGGTTACGAGCCTGGTACTCAGCATTTGAATCAAAGTCATTGGTATCCCCTGCGACAGAAACCAGCTCGTCGTAGTCGTAACCCATTGCCACCAAGTCCGAGACAGTCCGCATCTGGCGGTGTCCAACAAATGTCGCATCCTCAATGGACTTGGCACGGCGGTCAATCAGGAATTCCTCAGGCGGCAAAGATTCAATCTTTACTCGTCCCTTCTTGGTTCGACGCTTGATCTCAACGTCATACATCATGGGAATCGGCAACATAATTCCCATAGCTTCGTTCTGTTGTTGTATTTCAGCAACACCAGGCATGGGGTATTCCCGAACAGCAGAGATTTCTACATCTGGATCGCTCGTCAGCATGAGCATTGAGCCTTCATCAAGGCCAGTAAAGGACTCGGCTTTGACTTCTACGGACTCATCCCACCAATATTTGATGATGCCTACCTTACGAACCAGCGCATCCTTGAATGTGCTGTGCAGGATCTTGAAGCCTGGGTTGTCACGCTTGAAGATGAAGTCGCAATAATCGGTGGCTTGGTTAG